GATTGTGAAGAAGTCCAAGGTTTAGACCATACATTGTCTAGTTGCTTGTTATCCAATAGCTCCATAAAATCTGCAAGGATTGCATCTTCTATTTTTACTGTTGGTTTCTTTGAAGTGAAAGTCATTTGTGGTTCTAGGTTGTGCGGTCGGTTGTGCCGCTTAATAATAATATTAATATATATATTACTGTTTTGTTAGGATTGATTTATAGATTCTCTGTAACCCTTTGGTATCACTTAAGAAATCCAAGTTAACATTTTGTAACATATACCCCCCTTATCGATTACTTAGAAATATACATAGTCAACCTAAAAATTTGACCTAATACCCCCTAAATAATATAAGATATATTATAAGACGCTAGTTATAGCAATAGTTTTGGCTAGTTATAACCTTTTTTGTACAAAAATCAGAGGGCTATGGGTAAAATTTGCAAAAGACATATACGTAAACCCCTTCAAATTTTTGCTCCTAAATTTTTTTGGGTGTTAATCTTGCAGCAGCAGTCTAAGGGTCCTCCCCCTAGGGTATTCTTAGTGTAATCTTAGTGTGTTCTTAGTGTATAGAAAGTTGTTCTTTCTCCTATAGTGGTCCCTAATAGAAATCTTTAATAAAACCTTCGTTAGATACGTTAGTATTTCTTATTTGTTGAGGGGTCATACCCATAGCAGTTTGAGATATGGTGTTGTTTAGTAGAGAGTTCCAATTATCTGTGTGTATAGATAGTAGTTCTTCTTTTCTTTTAGAGATATTTAGGTCTTCATTTTGAGCCATGTAATCTGTCCAGTAGGCAACTGCACCAGCTAGAGAGTCTACGAGGTCATCATGTACAAGAGAACCTCTGTGACGAGATATTCGTGATAGTTGATATACAAGTTGAAGCTTAAGTCTTCTTTCTGGTGTCTCTTGTGGGTTAGAACGAAAGTCTTTTTCTATCACTTTGCGATCAATTATGAGCCTGTGAGAGTTCATTACAGGTTCTAGGGTGTCGATTATTCTTAGTTCTTTGGTCTTATTGTTTCTAACGTCTTCAACTTGGCATGGGTGAAACCTCATAAGGAAAGGTTTGAGGAGTTCAGCGAACATACCACCACCAAAGTTTTGTTCAACAAGTATTTGATTTATGTTATTGTCTCTAGCAATCTTACTAATCTTCTCCAGAACAGCGTCAGAATAGCCCCCAGAGAGTCCTAAACACTCTGTAACGTATAAATTACCATTAAGCATCTTTACACAGCTTATAGCGGTCTGATCCTTACCTTTACCAGAGGGGTCAACAAACATAACTGACCCTGTATATTCTATGAAGTCACCAAATTCTTGGGCTGGTCGGTAGAATCTATCACCATTGAACCCTACACATTGCAAATCTGTGATGACATATTCGGGATTATTAGACCAAATAATTTTTTCTGGTGCAAATTCTTTATTTACAGAAGCAATTACTAGGTCGTTTATTTTTAATGGGTATCTATCTTGATCTGAAAGGGTTGTATCTAGTTGAAACTGTAAATTGAAGCCAGAACGACCATAGGAAGCTTCACGTTCCATCAAATCCTGTGCAGAGAACCTTATAGGGTCTACAGGGTCTTTAGGCTTTACAAGCCCTTCTGTAAGCTTTCTGTTGATAATAGGAGCAAGTCTATCTCCATAGTTGTTTTTTAGTTCTGGGTATCTAGCTGTCCATATTCTTGTTTCATATCCTCTTTCTTCTAGTGTGAGGTACACAGAGTTTTCTACTTGTGGTGTACCAAGAAAGGTAATCTTTCCATTTGGTTTTAGTATCGCTTCAAATTCTTTTACAGCTTCACTAAGTTTGTCTCTCATGGGCTGTGTATAGGAGTTGTTAGGAACCTCTACGTCATCTGCGATTACTTCATCTGCCCTAGCTCCTGACATCTGCCCTAAAACACCCCTAGAAGAGCATGAGGGAGCATGATCGGCTTGTGCAGGTTTTACATCAAAACTAACCTTACTGTTTCTCTGGTCGTCTCTGGGTATCAAATCAGCTAATATTGGCATTTCATTGATAAGACGCATGGTAAATGTAGTAAAGTTGTCGGCTCTATCTTTACTGGCAGATACAACCAAGAACTTTAGCTGTGGATTCATACGAAGTCTCCACACTACATAGGTAGATGTAATCCAACTCTTACCTACACCACGAAATCCCTGTATGATTTTACGTCTTGCACCATATTGTAGATATTCAGCAATATCTAACTGAACAGGTGTAGGGTCTGGTAGGTTTAGATGTCTCCAAGTAACGATTAAGAAATATCTAAAGTCTTGTAGTTTTTCTGGTAGTGGTTGCAATTATAGATCAGCTAAAGGTACAGCATCTAGGTCTGGTAAGTTGTTCATAAGCTCTTCCATTGGGTTGTTTTCTACAGGAATACACTCAATACCATTATCTTTTAAAAACTGTCTAGCTACGTTTAAATCCCCTGCCTTTGCTTCTCCACTTTTTATCAGATCAAGTATATGTTTTGCTAACTCATAATGTATGGTCTTAAGTATTTTTAAGTTTTTATCCATAATAAGTCTTGTTTTTAATTAATATAATCACTTTTTAGTTGTATTGCCAAATAATACATACCTAACTTTACCTAGAAATCCTTGTTTTTGTAGCTTTCTATATTGTCTTAGTTCTCTCTCAAGGTGATAATTCCTAGTTTCTGTATCAGAGATTTTTATTAGTGCAGACATCAGCAGCATATCTTGTAACCTAACGTGTTTTACAAGATCACAACAATAATCTTTGATAACAAAATCTGGTAATTGTTGAACTTCTCTGCATTTAAGTTCTATTTCCAGTTCTACTTCGGGAGGAGGATTACCAATAAGAACATTAAAAAATTCTTTGTGGTTCATATCAGTTCAACTTTGGAAATAGTTGTTGCTCTAACATATCTACAGCACGATCATCTAACGTGTTGGTAGTTTGTTTGCAGATAGCTCTAAGCAGATCAACTACTAATCTCTTCACAGCAGTAGTAGTAAAGAATTTTAGTAGTATTGGTTTTAAGATTTTAAGCATAATTAGTATTGTGTTACTTTCCAAACATAGCTACATTGTTAGTATTAAACAAGAGTCTTAAGCTTTTATGGAAGATCAAGAGCCTAGTAAAGTCGAAACTATTGTAAAAGTTTGCGTACTTTTGTGGTCGGCAACACTTTTATCCCTTTCATACTATGAACCGCCATCTGGTAAAAAGATCGTAGATTTTGACCCGACATTTATTGCAAGTATTTTTTCAGCTAGTACTGCTTCACTAGGGTTTCAAATAAAGAAGAAAAAAGATACTATAGTAGATAATAAAAACTCTAAAGTAGGCATCAAATGAAAAAGCTATTCTTACTAAGTTTATTTCTAGCTGCACCTTGTTACGCAAACGGACTACCAACTTGGAGTACTGGCTCTAGCAACCGCACAGAGAATACTACTCAGACTATAACTCGCAGCATAGTTACTCAAAAATATGGGTCTGCTCTAAATACTTGGGAAGGCTCTAATATTCAAGTTACCAGTGCTTCTAGTGGTGGTATTACTGATACAGATGCAGTATTTACACCTTATACAACCTCTGCTGATTGGTCATTAAATGTGACTACCAGAGCAGCAGGGGCTAAAATAGAAGAAATCACACAGAATGACTCGATTACGACTACTAGCGTTATCACTTCTTTGTCTGTGTTTAGTCAGTAAGGCAAAGGCTGAAGGCGATACTAACGTACAGGCACAGCCAAATGCTGTAGGTAATTCATCAATAATTAATCAAAATATGAATGTTAATAATGGAATGACAGGTAAGTTACAGTTTGGCAACTTAGTTTGTAGTCAACCTACTATGGCTGTAACTCCTTTTTATACAGGTAATGATGCACAAGGAGAAGAAACTTATTCTATAAATGAAGGATGGGGAGTACAGATAAGTTGGATGATACCACTTGGAACTAATAACGAAACGTGTTCTGAACTAGCAAAAGTAAAGCTAGACCTAGCCAAAGAAGAATTAGACAAGCAAGTGCATGATAAGCAGCTAGTTCGTATTTTGAAGTGCGGACAGCTTCACGCATCAGGCTACATGATAAACCCTGCTTCTAAATTCGCATACATCTGCAATGATGTAATCAATATACGAAGTTATGTAAAAGCTAACGCAGAAAAATTTAAGTAGCTAGTTTAGACACCACATAGCACAGGTATGTGAACTCTAGCTACCTTTATTATTATCCATTTTTTCTTTTACATTTGCGACTTCTTTTTTAAGAACCTTAGTAAAGATTTTCTTAAATGTTTTCTTGATAAAAGCTAATACTGATTGCATAGCAATACCACCAACCACACTAGCAACTGAAGCTGTACCTGCTGCTATCACACTAGAAGCTATGACCTCTGGTGCAGGTATTGGCATCTCCCCGAAAAATGGTAGATTAAACGTAGCTATTGCTTCTTCACTTGATAAAGTTTCTTTGGTGGCTGGCAGGTTTGTCGGTATTGTCTCTGGTGTTACTTCTAACGCTTCCTCCGTTGAAGATGCTTTTTCTTCTTCAGCAGAAGATTCCTGACCTCCCAAACCCGACTCTACCTGTTCCAGACTTGGAAGAAGTACAGGGTCTAGATATGGAATCTCTGCCACAGGTGGATAAAAAATTGTTTTAGGTGGAACGAGAATATAATCTGTATCTGGTAAATCAGGCAGATTTATTTCCATTCTTCTTCATTTTTTTTCTTCTTGCAGCAATAAGCAAAAAATCTTTTTTGGTGATTTTTTTATCACCATCAGCATCAATCTTGTACTGTTTTCCTTTAAGTGGCATCTGATTCAGGGGTAGTTCTATCTTTAATGATAGCTGTTAATTCAGTAAACCTTGTTTGACATTGCTTGACAACTTCTTGTGCTTGGTTGTGTTTGTTAACAATATCTTGCAACTCTGCTTGCAGTTCTTTAAGAGTAGGTTTTGACATTAAGGTGTTGCAGATTTATCTGCTATAAGTTTAGCCTTCCACGCAGCTTTTACATCAGTAGTCCAAGCTGCTGTGCAGATTGCGGATACTTCTGCTGGCTCTGCTGACAAGTCAGTATCAACTAAATTATCAGAAGCATCTAACGTACCAGCTTGTAGTACATATCTTTCAAAACTTCTTGTTAGTTCTGTGCCATCTTTCTTGATGACAGTTGCCTTACGGACTTGTACCGCTTTGTATGTACCGACAACTTCTATCTTGTCGTATTCGATTGATTCGCTTAATGCCATTAGGATTAATCTCCGATTAAAACAGGTTTAGGCTTAGTTTATAGACATAGCTTCGGTCTATGTTGCTAAATAAATACCATTTAACATTATCTGTGTAGAAGTTGTAAACGCTTCTGCTATTGTAATAGTAGTTGTATAATAATTACTAGATGATGGTTGTACTTTATATAAGTAAATTT